AATGCCTCCAAATTTGCTTGTGGTTCTGACTTCCAACCTATTGCGTCAAGAATAAATCTCATAGGGTCAGTAAAAGTTTTTTCAAATTGTGTTTCATAATCAATATAATCTTGTAGTTTAAATTCAGGTGGTAATGAAGTTATATAACTTATCACATCAAACTTAAATGGATTTGCCGGCACCAATTTAATAAACTTAATCTTATCACCTTCTTGTATAAAAGGATATTTGTTTTTTAAACCTAATTTTTGTATCTGATAATTGTATATCAAAGCACCTTTCACATGGATTGGTGTACCTTTGATAAAGATATTACTATGGTCACGGTACTTCTTAACATTATTACAACTTCTAGGAAAAGCAATAGCTTCTGCTGGCAATTTCATAAATTCTTTTCTAAACTCTGCAACCAATTTATGTAAATCAGTTTGTTCTTTGGACATAATTACTTCAATCGCCTCTTTAATCTTAACACGACAAACTTGTGGTGTAGAAGATTTTACTGCTTCAATACCCATAAGTTTTAATTTTGGTTGTGCTAATCTAACACCTTCATCATCTAATACATTTAACATATATCTTTTCTTGGCAACCCATATGCCCTTATCAGCAATAACTTCTCGTTTCATTACCATAGCATTCTTAAATGCATTGGAATAATCACCAAGTTCATCAAAACATTCTGCAATAAATGGTTCTAATTTATTTTCACACACCTTATCTAAAAAATTTAAAATTTGTTCGTTGGATTTACCTTTACAAGTATGTTCTACAAGGTCCTTAAATCTTACATAAATTGAATCTGTATCAGACGCAACAATATAATCCGTCTTTTCTGTATTTAAAATACTGTTTAAATAATCATTAACCTTTCTTTCTATAAACCTAATAATAAATTGTCCTGCTGTTGTAATACCAGCAGCCTGTCTTACATCATAATATCTAAAGTATTGATTGCCAACTGCACCATAAGCCGAATTCAAAGCAATCTTCCTTGCCCATTGAATATTATTACACCTAGAAATTTCTTTTTTAAGTTCAGGAGTTTTAGTCTTCTGATATTGTTTTTTGGCCTTAAGCATTCTTTTCTTGAAAACAATACGGTCCTTGTACATACTCTCCATCATTTCAGGTAAGAAGCCTTGACTATCTCTCTTGAACATTGCACCATTTGGTGTAAGGCAAGCGTCCTCCGTCTTTAGGAAGTCTAATCCGACCTTCTTTTTCAACATTTTATTGACACTAACACTTTCAGGTGATGTACCAATAAGTTTTTCAGGTGATATATTATACTGTATAATAATATGTGGATATAGTGAGTTAATATCAAATGAAACAATCCAATCATGCATTCCTAAAGCGGGGTCTTTAACATAAGCACCTTCATACTTGGTATCCTTTTGATGTTCTTCCCGAGGTGGTACACAAATATTCTTTTTCATCAAATGATTTGCAATCAAGGTATCCCAAACTCTAACTTGTGAAAATATGTCATCATAGTTTACTTTGGATTCATATGCAACGGTCAAAGAGAGGTCAATTAAACCTAACTTATCTTCCAATGCGTCAACAATTTCCACATCTTGAATATTATAATCTACAAATTTTTGGAAATCTTGTTCGTAAAATTCTTTAAATGTTTCATAAGGATTTGGATGTTTACCATGACCAAGTTCTAATTCTCCAATGAAATCTAATCTATAACTTTCTTGTCTTGTTGGAATAAACCATCTATACAAATCAAGGTAATCTAACATACAAATACCAAGGAGTTTATAATAAGTTTGTGGTCTACCTCTTACAACTATTTCTGACTTGTCAATTAAACTCCAAGGTGACATTCTTTGAGCAACTTTATCACCAACCAAAAATTTTATTCTATTCATTAAATAAGGTAAATCAAAAAACTTGGTATTCCATCCTGTAATAACATCTGGATAATTCTTCAACCAAAATTTCATAAACTCCATTATTAAATGTTTTTCATTCTTACATTCAATATAAGTTATATCTGTACGGTCGGTTGTAAATTTACCGACACCCCAGGTAATGATGGATTTGTTTGATTGATTTTTTACTGTAATACATAACAACTCTTCAACAGGATTTTCTACATCTGGAAATCCATTTTCACAAGTTGTTTCTATATCAAGTGTGAAGATTTTAATATATTCTTTTTCCCATTTTATATCTTCGGGATATTCTGAACCAATATATTGATAATGGTATCTTTCAAGACCATAAACTGGAGAATTATCAGTAGCTACATCTCTACGAAATCTACGAGCAGCATTAATACTGGTAAATTCAAGAGGTTTTAGGTACTGGCCTTGTAAAGTTTTATATTGGGAGTGTTCTTTTGTTGGGGCGTAGAGAGTAGGACCAAAATTTATTGTATCCTTATAATCTTTTCCATTTAAAACACCACGAATTAAAAGTCTACCTTTGTGTTCAATTACATTTTTATAGAAGTTCATTATTTCTTAATTTCACCGTCACATTATTTAATTCATTAGTTAAATATATCTGGCAAGACAATCTGGACTCGCCTTCAATATAACCATCTTTTGTTTCTAACAATTCCTTTTCCAAGGAATCCTCATCAATTTTTAGTTTGTCCTGCCATTGTACATCTTTTACATGAATATGGCAAGTCGCACACGCACAGCAGCCACCACAATCTGCCGGTATTTCAGGCAAATCTAGTTCTTTAGCCGCTTCCATGATGGTACGACCAACTGGAACATCTACCGATAACTTTTCGGTATCTCTTATAAAATTGACTCTTACCATTACTTGCTAGGCAATTTTGTTTCGGTAATAAGTCCTTTATTTTGAGGTGTTAGAATGCTACTTGTATTCTGTTCGTAAGAATTAAGTATATCCTTTTTAGGTTTAACAATTGTAACCACTTTATCCTTTGCAATCACAACCTCATCATCTGCCGAATACGGCATATATGGGGTCATCATTAATTGTACAGGTTGACCTGGTTTGGATTGCATTGGAATAATTACAAAGGCTTTCTTTAAAGTATGTTGTGCTGAACCTTCTTCAAGGTCAGCAATAACATCTTCGCCGGTTTGTAACCGAATCACCATCACATTCTTCATGTTATCTCCTTAATCTAACTTATATTTTTTGTAAGTTTATTGCTGAATTGCCTTTAGGCGTTTCAGTAATTTCAAAAGATATTGCGTCACCTTCATTCAGTTCTAAATTTGCTTCTCTAGCTGCTGAATGGTGTACGAAAACATCTTTTTCATTATCTTCTCTGGCTATGAAACCAAAACCTTTGGTAGCATTAAACCATTTTACTTTTCCGTTTATACTCATTTTTTATCTCCTTTCTTGTCATCATCTAAACTATATTTTGTGGTAATCACATACTTTCTGTTTGGATTAACCATCACATTTAGTTTGTTCATAAATTCCCTATCAAACAAAATCGGAGATTTATCTTCCCTATCATCTAGGGTAAATTCAATATCTGTATAAAGTCCACCTGCAAATTCTACATCTAAACTTACTACATATCTTTTTTCTTCGTAATCTCTTAAACCACCAACTGATATTTTTTCTGTACGAATTATATCACTTGTAATTGTTTTACTTAATAGTGACCAGGTAGCCTTGTTGCCATTTATTTTCAGTTTATCTGCATGAATAACTGGCATGCCGGAATTACCTGTATCAAATTTTGCCACAATCTCACCAAACGGTTTAATTGTGACCACTTCTTTAAATCCACATTCAGATGGTACTTTTACCCAATTCTTTTTATCTGAAAAGTGTTTAATAACTTCTTTACTTATATTTTGTCCACTAGCTTCTTCAATTCCCTCTGTACCTGGAGAAGAATTAACCTCAATGATATAAGGATAATCTTTTACTCTATCTTTGGCAGGTATAAAATCAACTGCCGTCCATACACCATTAACTGCCTTAGCAGCTTTTAAACATTCTTCTATTTCATTTTCAGTTAATTTAAAACTTTTTGGTTTGGCACCTTGGGATATATTACTTCTAAAATCACCAGGAATAACATCACGCCTCATAGCAGCTTGTATTTTACCACCTAATACTAAAACTCTAATATCATAATCTGTTTTAATATATTGTTGTACTAACAAGTCAGCGTCTTCATCTTGCTTATAAAGTACCTGTACAATACTATCTAAAGATATTTCTGATTCAACAAACAATACTCCAACACCCTTACTACCTCTTAATGTTTTTAAAATAATTGGAAACTTTTCCCCCAATTGTTCAACTGCCTTCATTGATTCTTCGGGGTCATTAATCAAAACGGATGTAGGTTGTTTAACACCATAATCGGATAGTCTTAATGAAGTTCTATATTTGTCAGCACATATGTTTATGGCTGTCCTAGAATTAACAACACAAATATTGTGTTTTTCCAATCGTGATACTAAGTCCATCCAACTATCTTTACGGACAACTGAACCTCTTATAAGGGCAACCGTATCTAAAGCAGATACAGGAAATCCTTTCTTATCATCTTTGTTATGGAATCTTAATACATCTTCATGGGTAGTATAACCACCGGTATTACGGTAGATATACGCCTCATGGCCAGCCTTCAAGGCTTCTTTAACTAAATTCTTTGCTGTATGGAAATTCTTATCATCTTCCGGTTCATCTGAAACAATAAGAAATCTTATCTTTTCAGGTGTTTTGGCTTCTGTTAAGTAATCGTTAAACTTTTGGACTTGCATTTTTACTATCTTTTAAATCTTCTGGTTTTTTGCCTATATTATATTTAGCTACCAAAGTCCATTCGGCCTTCTCTTTAAATGGTAAAACTTTAATTTGACTTAATGGTGCTTTGTTTTCAGTTAGGGAGGCATTAACAACCTCTACCAAATTCCAGTCTTGTAGTAATAATGTTATTGTATTTCTTCTTTGTATATCATTTTCCGACAAGGTAGAATTCTTACCATCTAAAGCAAATAATTCTTTAAAATGGGTTATGTAATACTTTCCTTGTTTGTGTAAAATGTGACAACTTTGAAATAGTGTTTTATCTTTTCTACTCGCAACACCAATTCTTGTTAGGGTTTCTCTGACTTTTAAGAAATCGTCAGGTTGTTTGATAGTCACTTCTAGCATATCACTAGGCGACCAACTTATAGTTTCATCACTCATCTTTTTCTCCCACCTTTTTTCAGGCTTAATTGTATATCATCAATCTGGTCGTCTGATAGTAGGTTAAGAGCTTGTTTTGCCTTTTGATTACTGTATCCATAATACTCTTTTATTACCTCAAGGTCTTTGACTTTCTTTTGTGATAGCCATTTCCCACCAAATCGCCTTTTCTTTCTGATACTATTTATAAAATAGTGGAATTGCATACGCTTTGGTAAGAAGTGTAGTCCGTTCATTTCATTGCTATGCATTATAGTATCATAGAACATAGATAGACAACGGTTAATTACAAAGGGTGGATATTTCTTTTCCCAAATGATATCCTCTGTATCTAACAAAGGTTCTTTGGTTTCGTTAATTGCTTTAAGGTAACTGGCTAGGGTGTAATTTTCCATTCTTATATAATATAATATTTAACAATACCCATTACGAATACTGCTATCGCAACAGCATTTAAAAATATCAATGCTCTATCGTGCCATAACATACCTACTACAAACCAACCACTTACTCCAATTAAGTGTAAGTATAAATTGTATGGTGTCATTTCTAAAGATGTTAACATCATTCCTATTAATATAAACACCGCACTTGTCCATTTAATATACCAAGACAAATCGTGTAGTGGTGTTATTTTATTTACATTAAAATTCTTTTTCATTACTTAAACCATTGTAAGTACACTAGCCAAGGCACTAATATAGGCCA